GTCAGATAATGCGCAAATTTGTTGCTAGTCTTTTCCCGAAGCCAGAGCTTAAGGATCCTTGGGCTGACCCTATCAAAGCCCGTTTGATCTTTGTGGTCCCTTATTTCGTTTATTTGGTTGATTCGGTGCTACATCGACGTGCAGTGGAGTCTACTTATTGCGTTCCTCCGATAGCTATTGGTTGGTCTAAGTCAGAGGGTGGCATGCAGTTCTTGTATGCCCATCTGTGGCAATACGCCCGTCGTGATGCGGCTGTTTATCGCCGTCAGGTCTTGGATGGTGTTGAAGATAAGTGCCGGATTAAGCTTTACCGCTGGTTTGCAGTGGAGGGTGATTTTGAGAAGTTGGATTTCTCGCTTCTGCTACAAATCCTCACGCTGGTTTCGATGTCCACGTTGTTCTTTTATAAGAACGACGGGGGCGCTGATTATAGCATTTTCCGATTCTTGGCGGAGTGGAGTGCGGACTCCCTCACTAGCAAGTTTTTGCACCTCTTCAAGGAGGAGCAGCGCCTTGTGATCGGTATGATGTTTAGCGGTAACTTTCTCACGAGCTGGGGAGATTCCGTTTACTGCATGATTGCGTTCGAGTTGTGGTTTAATATGGTCTATACCGACTTGCTCCGAACTGGTAAGACTGCCGAAGCGGCGCATTGGCGTACTTGTTGGCCTATGGCACTCTGGATTTACGGCGATGATCATATTGCTCATTTTCCAGAGTACGTTTACCCGTATGTTGTCGGCTGCGAGTATGACCGCGGTTCGAATGCAGACAAGCCGCTTGCTTTGTCTGAGTGGCTTCATGACGCGGTCAATCTTTCGCTTAAGATGAGCGATTGCGCTGTTTATAGGCCTACGGCTGGTTATCCTGATCCTTTTCTCACTTATACGCGTAATGGCTCGATAGTTCGACCTGGCCCCAAGTTCTTGCAGCGTCGGTTTGTCGCATCGGAAGCGCCCTCGGACTTACTCGACAAGGAACCGAATGCCTATCCTATCGCTTTGTTGCCCTTTAGGCCCATCGAGGATTATTACAGTCGTGCTTCTACCACTGTTAATTCTGATACATGGGCTGGTTATTTGATGAAGCTTCGCGGTCTTGCTGTTGATGTGGCGGGTTCCAATGGTTACGCGTTTACCTTTCTTAGGTATTTGCATGACTATTTGGCCCGCC